CAAGAAAAAAGTGATGAACGTAAGGTCTGGTATACCGGTGCAACAAGAGCAAGAAAAACTTTACATCTACTGAGAACTGACTATAAGTTTAACTACCCAATAGGTTCAGATTATTTAATTTATGTCCAGGAGAAAAATGACAAATAAAGATATGTTCGATGAAAGTTTTCCCGATGATAAACAAGTAGGTGGTAAGCATTATAAACAATTTATAATTCAACCATGGACGTTTATTAGAAAGAATGGCCTTAATCCATTTCAAGCAAATGTAATAAAATATGTTTGTAGATATTTAAGTAAAGGTAAAACAGTTGAGGATATAGAGAAGATAAAACATTATTGTGATTTAGAGATACAACATTTAGAAGAAAAAAAATTAGATATGGGTATTTGGGGAGATAAAAAGAAATGAACGGGCTACAGCTTACCTTAACGTTTAAGAAATCGATGTGGAATACACCAAGTGAGTATAAAGATTTATCTGATGCAACTGAAATTGCAATTGACTTAGAGACTAGGGATGATGGTATTAATGAAAAGCTTGGAGCGGGTTGGGCTTTAGGTAAAGGAGAAATAGTTGGTTTCGCAGTAGCTGTTGATGGTTGGAAGGGGTACTTTCCTTTTGGTCACTTAGGTGGAGGTAACATGATACCTGAACAAGTAAAAAAATATATGAAGGATGTATGTGCACTTCCTTGTCCTAAAGTATTTCATAATGCTCAGTATGATGTCGGTTGGTTAGAAGCATCAGGGATCACGGTTCACGGACCAATTATAGATACCATGATAGCAGCAGCACTAATAGATGAGAATAAATTTTCTTATTCATTGAATGCATTATCAGTAGAGTATCTTGGAGAAATAAAAGCAGAGACAGAATTAAGAGAAGCTGCAGCAGCTCACGGTATAGATCCTAAAGCAGAGATGTGGAAGTTACCTGCAGAACATGTTGGTTATTATGCAGAACAAGATGCAGAACTTACATTGAAGTTATGGCAAAGATTTAAACAAGAGATAAGAACACAGAGTTTAGAAACGGTGTGGGAGTTGGAACAACAACTAATTCCGGTGTTGATAAAAATGCGTCAACGAGGTGTGAGAGTCCAAGTGGAATCAGCTGAAAAATTAAAAACAGAAATGATGAGCCAAGAAAAAGAAATACTACAGGCCATAAAGAAAGAAACAGGAATAGACATAGATATTTGGGCACCCCGCCAGATTGCCAAAGCTTTTGACAAAAAGAAACTAGACTATCCAAGAACTGAAAAAACAAACGAACCTTCCTTTACACAAAATTGGTTGATAAATAATAAGAACAAAATAGCACAACTTATTGTTAGTGCAAGAGAGATCAATAAATTTCATAGTACATTTTTATCTTCTATCTTAAGGTACCAAGTCAAAGGTAGGATTCATGGAGAGATACAGCAACTTAGATCCGATCTTGGAGGAACTGTATCAGGTAGACTATCTATGAGTAATCCTAATTTACAACAAGTGCCAGCCAGGAACAAGGATCTTGGTCCTAAGATTAGGTCTCTATTTATACCAGAAGATGGCTATCAATGGGGTTCATTTGACTACTCGCAACAAGAACCACGAATGACGGTTCACTATGCAGCATCTATTGGAGATAATGGTTATGAAGGTGCACAAGAATTAGTAGAGGCATATAAGAATGATGATGCAGATTTTCACCAAACAGTTGCTGATCTTGTTGGTATTGAAAGAACTCAAGCAAAAACTATTGGCCTTGGTATTATGTATGGAATGGGTAAGAATAAATTAGCCTTATCTTTAGGAGTTACTAAGGATGAAGCTGATCAATTGATTGTTAAATATAATAAGAAGGTTCCATTTATTAAAAAATTATCAGATAGATGTAAGGTTGCAGCAGATGAAAAAGGAATTATTAGAACTAAAAAAGGTAGGAAGTGTAGGTTTGATAAATGGGAGACAAGAGATTTTGGTCTTCACCAAGCAGAAAAATATGAAGATGCTGTTGCGAAATATGGTAGAAATAATATTAAGAGAGCCTTTACTTACAAAGCTTTGAATAGATTAATTCAAGGATCTTCAGCTGATCAAACTAAACAATCAATGTTAGATTGTTATAATGCAGGCCATTTACCTATGTTACAGATTCATGATGAACTTTGTTTTAATATTAAAGATGAAGCTCATGCAAATGAGATTAAAAGTATAATGGAAAAATCAATTGATTTTAAAGTTAAGTCTGTAGTAGATGTAGGACTTGGAAAGAGTTGGGGTGATGCAAAATAGAAATATGCCACACGATAACAGAGACTTGATTGCTTATGCAGCAGGATTATTTGATGGGGAAGGTAATGTTAATTACGCAAAATATAAATGTAATAAACCAAACGGTAAGACTTATTTAAAATGGAATGTTGCAATGGAAGTTTCAATGACAGATTTAGATTGTATTAAAAACTTTTATGATATTGTTGGAGTAGGAAGCATTCACTTCAAAGGTATTGGTAAAGGATCTCTAGGTAAGAGGGACCAATGGAGATGGAGGTGTTCTCATCAAAAAGCATTATACTTAGCAAAATTATTTTTACCTTATAGTACAGTTAAGAGACCTAAACTGTTAGCTATAATAAATCACTATGAGTTCGTTAAGCCGAAAGAATCCCTAGGAAAAAAGTTTGATTTTGTAAAACCTAAAAAAACTTAACCTGTTGCAGCTAAATTTTCTTGAACATCTTGGTACTTTAATTGATTTCTAAGAGTTTTAATTTCGCTCTCAGTTTTCAACATGTCAGTAGTACAACCACCATGGGTCATTAGACTAGCTGTCCATTCATGTTCTTTGGCCTGAAGCTTTTTTATTAGCTCCACTTTTTCTTTACTTAACATTTACGATCTCCTCGTATGTTATGTGAAGTCTGGAGTTGCCGGTGAAACCATCTTTAGTAACTTCAACGGTGCCATCCTCCACTTGTTGAGACACCTTAAGTATCGCTTCTTTACAATCGTTTGCTTCGACTACTTGGTCTAACTGCAAACCTCCCATGTATGCTTTGATACGATAAGCTGTCATAAGATATTATAAGATATTTTGAACGAATGGTCAATATTGTAGCCCTCACTATCAATAGCTATGCAATGTACATCATAAGAGGCCATAGAACCCCCTATTTCTTCGACTTGGTCTTTCATACGTATTCCTATCTGTTTAGCTTTAGAACGACATCCTGGGCCATTTATGAGGTCATCTACCATATATTGAGTACATTTTGTACCTGTATCTGGTGTAGATAAACACACACTACCTAATAATATAAACTTTAGAATCATTCTAAACTGTATTAATACCTTGGCACACGAACCTCGGGCCAAGATTATATTTCTCTATATCTTCTGGTGGGAAAAATTCAATAACTTTTTTTGTAGTATCTAATGCTGTAATTATGCACTCTCTCCAAGTATCAAATGTTTTAGGGTATTCAGTCTCGGGTAAACAACTACCATCAATAAAAGCGCAGACTGTATATATTAAAATAAATTTCATAATTTATTTGACATTCGATTGTATCCCATATAGGTAAGATACCATATAAATAACAAGACAACAATAGGAGCAAAATGAACACACAAATGTGCAGAGACATAGTAAAAGAAGCTAACGATGGTATCGAAGCTTTAGGTAAAGAAGTGGTTGCACTTCGAAAAGAAAATGCAGAACTTAAAAAAGTTATAGCACTTTCTAAACCTTTAATATTAACAAAAGATATGGAGATAAAAGATGGATCTAAATAGATGGAAGTCAGTGGCAGTTAAAAAAGAAGATTACTCATTATTAAAAAAAATATGTGAAGATAAGTATAGAGCTCCAGGAGCTATGATATCTAAACTAATTCATAATCATATTGAGTATGAAGCTAAGAAACAAAAAATGTCAGTAGAAACTTTTAAGAAAAAATTATTAAATGGAGTGGACAATGATGACCGAAAGCGATCTAAAAAGAATTGATTCAAGAGTAAAAGCAAAAGAACTTTTCACTATTGAACTTGATCATGCCAATAACACACTAACCTTTGTAGTTAATGGTAAGGTCATGAATATTGTTAAAACATTTAAAGCTGAGCCCTTGTTTGAAAGAATGTTAAAGATTGCAAAATTTAAATTTTTAAAGATGAGGGATGAGAAAAGAAAGGAGTTTATTGAAAGCTAATGTGGGATAGTCCTATAAAAAAAGTTATTGCAAGGCTATCTCAGTTCGCTAAATTTAAAAAAAATAACCATGAGGTAAAAAATGACGAATGATTATAGAGTTAAGATAACAATAAGAAACGAACGAATACTAAAATTAATTGAAGATAAAGGTTTTGTTAGTGTTAGAAGTTTTGCTAACACACATAAAATTTCTTATCAACAATTAACAGAACTAATAGCAGGAAAAATAAAACCTTTTACTGAAAATGGTATTATGATTTTAGTATGTAAGCAAATGTTAGAAGTTCTTAATGTAACTTTAGAAGATTGTTTTACTTCAAGACAATTAGAGGGATTTAATAAAAGGTCTTTTGAAATTAAAGTTAAGGAACAAGATCTTAGAAAAATTATTAACCCTACAAAAAATCAAGAAACCAAAATGATGGAGCAACAGGCTAAAAATAATATTCGTTATGCAATTGAGATGGGCCTTAATTCTAAAGAAGCTGCTATGGTAAAAATGAGATTTGGTTTTGATGATGGTCATGAACAAACCTTAGAACAGATAAGCCAAACTTTTGGTCTATCTAGAGAAAGAGTTAGGCAGATCATTACTAAAGCTAAACGTAAAATGTCTCATCCTCATGTTATGAGACAAATATTAAAATCAGGTGCAGATGAAGTGTTTGGTATAAAAAATTTACCTAATCATTTAAAAAAAATTAAAAAAGAAGAAGATCATAAATTACAGTATATGGATCCAGATGAATTTTTAGATTTGTGCCATGCTAAAAACACTAACAAACTAAACTAATGGATATTAGACTTTTAAAAATAAACGCAATGAAGCGTTTTTGTCGTTGGTTAGATACTAACAGGGTTGCTACTTATCTTTGGAGTGAATTTAATCCTGTTGGTAAAATATATTTAGGTCTAGAGAGAAGACAAAAGACTGCTGAGATAAGAGATAAATTTGTTGAAGAGAGAAGAAAGAAAAGGCCCTATTGGAAATGGGCTTTTGAAAGACAAGGCCAATCTATTATAGCTAATAAAATTTTAGAGTTTGTTACTTTAAGACACGAAAAGAAAAAGAAAAAATAATTATATGAAAAAAGAATTTGATAGATTGAAGTTTAACTTTAATAAAAATAGAAAAAATAAAAATACAGTGCAAATGCGTAAGTTAAATAATTATATAGCTGCTACTAGAGCTATGGAATATTTATGTGAAGATATCATTAGTATGGCAGATAATCCTTTCTTGAAAGAAGATCCAGAAGCAATTCTATTAAATTTGAAAGATCATTTTCAAAGAAGATTAAAATTTTATGTAGAAGAAAAGAACACGGCTTGTGAAGAATTAGGTGGATTAATAAAGTTAAATGAACTTGAGAGGCAGGACCCTAATTTAGAGGAAGATATCTTTGAACCTATTATGAAATAACAAAAGTACTACCCCCTCGTACTAAATTAATTTCCCAAAGTCCCTTGTACCCACGACCCATATTAATTTATACTATATGCTTGCAACATATGAAAAAATTTAATAATAATAATTTAAGCAAACTCTCTCCGTGTAAGGATTGTAAGGGGCTAGGTTGGATACCGCGTCTTGATAAAAAAAATTACACTGAGTGTATCATTTGCAATTCTACAGGAACCACGTCTCACGATTCATCGGGCATAAGCAAAGAAGCTGAACAAACTTTATTATTTAAAATAGCGTGGGATTATATTAATGGCAAAGAAAAAGGATGG